GATATACCTGGCCCTGGGTAAACGCGCAGGGCTCGACCAAAGTCCAGTCGGGGCCTACGACAACCAACTGCACGGCTAATGTCAGCGGGCCATGCTCCGGCTTGCCCGCCAAGGCTCGGGTCGACAATGGGACGCCGTTTGTTCAACCATAGGAGGATGCCATGTGTGGATTTGGAATTGCGACACTTTTTCAACTCGGAATCGCGATCGTGATCCTACTTGTGTTGTGGAAGCCGCTTGAGTGTGCGCACCTCGTCGGGATGGGAAGCATAATCTTTCCGACACTGACCTAATGCTGTGGGCGACGATGAGCAGGAGTTTTTCCATCATCACGATGTGACGCGCGTCACAGACAGAGACAACAACCCGAGATTTACTCCTGATGAAATCCGAGAATTAAAGGAAATCGCGCAATGGTCCCGAGCGCGCAAAGCCCTAGGGGCGATGGTTCACAGCCTTTATCTCGGGGTGGTCTGGATAAGCGCCATTGCCGTGGCTTTGTGGGCGCTGAAAAATTCGATATTTCAATGGATACACGATCAATTGCAAAGCTTGGCGAAATGAACGTGATCTCCCCGCTGGCGGTCCTAGGAAGCTATGTTTGGACAGCGGCGAAGGTCCTGACGGTCGTCGGATTGGCGGTCTGGGCAATTCGGCATTCCAACCCGGCGTTTTTCTCTTGGCTGTGCGGGTGCAACCAATAGTAGCGCGCACTCTCCAAAAGCAGAGTGCCGTAACCCCCTGAAGTTGAATAAAATATGGCCTATGTGCGCCGCATATAGGGTCTTCGATCTCTTTTGGGATTCGCTGACGGTTGTGATCGGCGTGGCGCTGCTCGTTTTGATGCTGGCGGGGAAGGGCTAGCGAGACGAGAAGATTTCCGTGAAGTCTACATCGCGTTGAACGGTCGGCGCGTGCAGAGATGTGTATGCAGCATCTATAATCGCAGCGAAGACAGTAGCTGCGGCCACGAGCACATAGATTTGTCGCCTATTCATGCGAGCGGCCCTTTCAGTTTGCTTTTGAGAATATAGCGATGCGGTTTACGACCCGCGCGCGTATGACGCTCGAGGTCAGGTCCAAGGCTGACGATCTCCCCGCGGTAGATCATGATGGAAATCGTCGCTGACAAGGTTCCATTCGCGCCGATCGCCTTGCGGATTTGCGGCTCTGTCATCGGGTTCCCCTCACGCAACGCCGCGAAAATTCGCTTTCTCACCGTGACCTTCGACGCGAGCGGAAAAGACGGCGGGGATGTCCAATCTATCCCATGCCATCGCTCATAGAGCTTGAAAATGTTCGGCGCGCTGCCAAGATGGCCGCCCAGCCTTGCAATTTGGCCAAAGGTCAAATGATCGACCTCTCGGGCCTTGATGATCGCTAGGACCCGTTCTGGGTCGCGCGGACCGTTCATGGCTTCTCCACTTCGAACAACTCACGAAGGGCAGCGGCGATCTTCTCGCCATGAATGGTTGGCTCAAGCCCTCCGCGAAACTCAAGCGTTGGGAAGGTCATCGCCACCTTCACCGCCTCGGCTCCAACAATAGCAAGAATAGCGTCGGCGGTTCTTTCCGAGTACAAAGCCGGAGGGTTTCTACCATCAAGCCGCGCTATGATCTCCCCACGCAATTCTTCTCTCGTCATGGCTAACTCCGTCAATGTAGCCCGGCCGCCTCGCGCGGCCGGGCGTTTTGCGTTACGGCTTCTTCAGGAGGCTTCCGATCGCATCCAGATCGACCTTCGCCGACCCGCCAAAGGCGTCCTTGTCCAACTCGCGCAGGACCGGCGGATTGTCCTCCGCGTAAATCTCATCGAGAAGCCCGTTGATGATCCGCGCGATCTGGGCGCCCTTGTCGGTCAGCATGGACCGCCCGCGCTGGCCTTCGACGTGAAGACACATATTGACCGCGAGTTGCGTCCGGCGAACCGCATAGCGCTCGGCCATGATGGCGTCGGTTTTCGTGTCGGTAGCCGCATCTTGTCGAAGAGCGGAATTTTGCAGATGTTGGTAGGCGGGAAGGTCGGGAAGATATAGGCTCTCTTGCGTCAGGTAAGGATTCACTCCCGGCATTCCTACCATCCCGATCTCCGCTTCCCGTCCGTCAGTCCTATCCATATCCGCCTGGCGCTGGCGCTCGCGCGCGGCGGCGGTCTCAAGGGCTTCCACTGCGGCAAGATGTCTTCCCAATTTCGGGCGCTTCTCAAAATGGTCCTGTTCGGCTGTGTCGGTCATTTTCCAAGTTCCTTTCTAGGCAACGCCGGAATGGCGTGCTTGTCTATCTTCACGCGCGCGATTTTCGAGGCGCGTTCGGATTTCGGAAAGCCGCGGGATTGCAGTTTGCCCGCGGGACGGTCAGCCCCGATGTGCTTCGCCTCGATCCGTTTGGCCTTGGCGATGCTGGCGACGTCACTGGCTGTCTTTTCCTTGTGACAGGGTATGCAGAGAAGCATTCCGTCCTTGGCCGTCAGCGGGGCGGATTTATCGACTGAGAGGCCATCGGGCGTGATGTGGTCGATCTCGAACTTGTCGGCTGAACTTTCGCATTGTTCACAGTAGGGGCGTGGATAGTTAAATGTCATCCGCGAGGCCCGCTTGATAATCTCGACTTTGACGGCTTTTGTGAATTCACGTCGCTTATTCATCGAGTGTCTTTTCCTCTTTCGGCTCGCATCTCACGGCATCGATGTTGCCTTTGCGAACGGTAAAGGTCAGCGCGACAATCCAAGGGTTCTCTTGCCATGCGCTGGGACCATGAAGCGAGTTCCAAAGATTGCGGAATTGTTGGCGGCGCCTAATCCAAGTCGCCTGTTCCTCCCACGGCGGATCACCGTCGCCCAAATAGGGATCGCCCATTCCTTCGGCTTGAGCATCCTCTTCGCTGATATCTTGAAGCCGCTGTACCCGAACTTCGATAACGGTTAACGTAAGACGCGAATGAACGCGCGGCATATGGATAGACGGGCGCAGTTTGTAGCCCGCATCCTTGATCTCGTAATCCCGCGCGGTACTCTCGGCGATATAGCCGACTTCGGTCCGCTCTTTATTGGTGAAAGCGAACCTCTCACGGACCCAAAGATTATCGCCGATTTGATATGGCATCACGATGCAGGTCCCAGTTGTCTGGTTCCAGATGGCTATTTCTTCTGGGGCGGGAATGTGTGAACCATCGCGTGCTATCGTAAAACAACCGCCCCCTCCGCTCGTGGTGGAGGCCCATCCGCCCATGTCTTTGCGGAAATATTCTCCCTTGGTAGGAAGTTTGATAATTCGCCGCGTCTGCGTCTTTCGCCCCTCTAGTAGCGCGACAACCATAGGCGCGGAGAATAGCATTGGACGATCAACCATTATCGCTCTCATTTCTCGGTCACATTTCGGCGCGTATAAAGGCGCTGGACTAACCCGCCACGAAAGTCGATCACATCGCCGTTGCCATAGACGAAAGTTACGTCCCTATCGCTTTCCGACCGCGTGATCGTGACGGGCTCTCCGCAACGGTCGAGAACATCGGAAATGTCGAGACTTGTTTCGAGTTTCTGATCCTCGTTGCAGTCGGCGCGAGAGACCGCAGGCGCGAGCAATGCGAGGGTGATAAACATGAACTCGTATTTCACGGGCGATCCTTCCATAAATAGTCCGGCCGGCTATCGACGACTGATCGGCGAATGAGATCAATCTCTTTTTCTAGTCTAGAAATCCATCGCGCTAGGAGTATTGTCCAAAGTAGCATGGCAAAGAGTGCTAAGAACTGCATCACGGCATATCCTCCGCTTGGCCCGGAACCGGGGGGAGCGCCGCTGGAGACAACGGCGTGTACGGTTCCGGGCCTTCTGGCTTGATCGGCATTGATGAGCCGACTGGCCACCGCACCTGCGAAGTGCGGGTCTCTGTGCGCCGTGCCTGCGAAGGCAGCGCGCTATCAGGCATTGTGAAAACGACGCCATGCTGAGCGGCGAAGCAATATAAAAACTCAATCATTTCCGACATTTCATCCTTCGACAAATCAGAGGACGAATATCCAAACGGCACGAATGTTCTACCATCAAGCGCGGGCAAGAATTTCAGTTCTCGCCCGAGGGCGTGAAGCGCTAACACCTTCCATTCTTCCGGCGTGTAGGTTCTTTCCTGATGCGTGACTGATCGAGAGATTTCCGTGAGAAGCAACCAAAGCAGAGAATTTTGCGGAATTGTCCTTTTCGGGTCTTGAATGAGAACGCGGGTTCCGCCAGGAGCGCCGACCACTATCTGACAAACGCGATCTCGCACGTCGTCATTTGAGAGGATGAATTGAGCGCGGCTCATAGTCTCCAAACCTTAAATCCATCGGCGATTGACGAACGATTTACTCTGTCGTATTCGCTCATTTTGTCCCGTAAGGAATAATCATATGGTTCGTCCTCTAACTGCCCATCACAATGTCCGAACGATCCGATCAGCATTAGCGCGCCCCTAGACATACGCTGCGCGCCATATCGAGCAACCGAGACCGGAGCATAAACGCGGGGATTGGAAACCAGCCCGCAGGATGATCGATCGCCCTCCCATTCTAATGCTGGACATGCGCCAATCTCTCCGAATACTTTAACAGAGAGTGGGCATTGATCGTCCTCGCAACACTTGCCACAGCGATTGCAAGGCGCGCCATGCGCGGGCTTGTTAATCATGCTCGGTGCCTCTCAACCAGTGCCGCAACGTCGGCTTGAAACGCTTTCACCGCCGCCGCGAGCGTCGCGATATAGGCGGGATTACGTTCGATCCGCGTGATAAATAGTTTCATCTTCGGCCAATATGCGACGAAATCAATCCATTGGCGCTCCAGAACCCAGAGGACGCCTTGACACTGCGCAACGTGCTCGGGCGGGATTACTCCACGTTCGTGAATTTCGAGCAGAATTTCCGGCTTGGCCGCCTTGAACTCGACCGCGCCGTCAGTGCCGATCAATCCATCTGGAGACGCCCCGGCCCCGTGATTGATGCCAAAACCGATCTCATAAACGTCATGCCCGGTGATAAGCGCGTAAGCGGCGCGGGCTTCTGGTTCGAGAACGGTTCCCCGCACCATCTCATTGCTGACAAAACTTTCCGCGGGTTCTCCGGTTAGGATTTCTCCCGCGATCCTACGCATATATTGAGCGCGCGTTTTGCCTTCGCCCTTTGCTAAAATCTTTCCAAAACAAGAGGCTGTCGGCAGGCCGAGGCGTAGGGAAATCCATTCCGGAGTTCCTTGCACGATATTTTCGAAGATTTCGAGCGGCATTTCAATACTCGATCATAATGTGACGGATTTTATCTCGCACGATCATTTTCACGAGCGCCAGCGCCGCATCCATCATGATCGCCGGATCGCGGTCTCCCGCCAACGCTTCTGCAAAGTCCTCAGCAGCCTCGCGATGGACCTTTGCTCGGTGTTCGCGGTTCTCGGCTTGATGCTTTGCGACCATGTCCTCCGCCGCCTTCTGTTCGGCATTGCGCGCGAGAAGTGCAGCCACAGTCGCCTGACGCTCGCGCTCCGCCTGTTCGTTCGCGGCGCGGCGCACTAGCTCCGCTCGCTCCACGTCTGCATCGGTTGTCCCGTTCATTTGCTCGCTTCCTTTTTCGCCGCCAATTCCAGCTTTTGATTGAGAAAGCCGACCGCCTCGTTAAAGCGTCCGGGGTTCAGATGCGCGACCAGAGCTAGACTGTCGGTCTCATTCGTAGTCGCTGCCCAATCCGTGAGAAATTCCTTGCGGCGCATTTTCGGATCCGCGTTGACGAATTCTTCGGGGGTAGGACCGATCAGGCCGAAGAAATCGAGGAAGGAAACGAGGTTTGGCTTCGCTCGCCGGATCAAATCGTAAAGATGGTTGATCTGCTCGTCCGTCAACGGCCCCGGCACTGGCGGCGCGGGTGTTGCACTCGCGTTGGCGGCATTGCCATCGTCGTCTTCCCCCGCGATGCCAACCATCGCGAATAGAGCGTAGCGACGCGCATAGGTCAGCGCAGACCCGATTTGTTGTGGCGGAGCAGGCAACTTGCAAATGGGCCACTCGCTTTCGAAATACTGATCCGACCCATGCGTGAGGCGCGTATCGAGCATCATCACATCGCCCTCTAGGCGCGGCGCTTGGATAACCGCAATTCCATTGGCGGAGAGACCTTCTCGGATCGCATTGATGCCAGACGACAAATCCGCATAATTGGATTTGAAATGCGGGTTTTTCGCGCCCTTGCCTGGATTGTTCATAACCCCCTGCGCTTTCGCGAGAGCGGCGGAAATTTCGTTAGTTTCAGGCGAGGTTTTCACTGATTGATCTCCAAAATCTGTGCCGGCGAGGTGCTAACCGGCTTCGTCCTTCGACACGTCGCTCGGCGTCTGCTTTCCCTGCGACTAGGGAGCACCCGGATACGCCTTCGGGTCTGTCATTCTTTCGTAACGACGAGGATGAATTTCGAGCCATCCTTTGTGATAATCTCGATTTCTCCGAAATCCCACGCGGTCATCTGCCATCCAAGGGTTGCCGCTGTCACTGGCGGCAACTCCCCTTGTAGAATTTGAACGATTATCTCTGCGATATCGCCTTCCGAAAATGATGTCATTTCAGACACTCCGGCTTTCGCATCCGTCCGGATAATGAAGCCAGCGAGGCAGACACCTTTCCATAGTCGCATGGACTTTTCGGCTGGGCTTATGAGAAGCAACGGCGGGTACAAAACGCCATCCGCGCGGGCTCTCATACGCCGTCCCTAGGCATCCAACCGAACCATCCGGAAGCCGCCGCTCAAATATTATGGACATGGTCATCGCTTTATCTCCAATGATTGAAAGCTATTTTTCGCCATCGCCATCGCCGGAGCCATCGCCGTAGCCGTAGCCGTAGCCGGAGCCGTAGCCGTAGCCATCGCCATCGCCGGAGCCGTAGCCGTAGCCGTAGCCGTAGCCGTAGCCGGAGCCGGAGCCGTAGCCGGAGCCGGAGCCGTAGCCGGAGCCGCCCTTAACCACGATACACCTTCGCGCTTTCCCATTCCTTGGCGGCGACTTCGGAGACTTCTGCGACAGACGTGATCTTACGAAGCTCCAGTTTTGGAACAACCGCCCCGATGCGCGATCCTTTCGCCGGCCCTTCGCTAGCGAGACCACCGAACCCGCCATTTGCCAAAGGCCAATAAATGCAGTTGCGAGCGTTAGTCAGCGTGATCGGATCGCCGCTAGTATCCTCGGCATAACCGAAGAATACGGCGCGAAATTCTGTAGTGACAAGAACAGGACGGGGCATCATATCATCTCCAATCGCCATCGGTTGCCCGGTTGATTCGCAAGCAACCGTAACGGCGAGACAGAGGCTTAAATCATTTTTCCGCGCCGCGCAAGCCCTCTGCGAAAATTATTTTAACTCCCTCTTGCCAAACGCCGCAAATCGCTTTAAGCAAGCAACCATGTCAGAAAATAGCCAAGTCGCAGAGAGATTGCGCCAAGCCATAGAGATTGTCGGCTCTCAGGCCGAACTCGCGCGGTTAGGCGCGATCACGGAAGCCGCGATCAACATCAGCATCAAGACGAACTGGTGCGGCCCGAAGGTCGCGATAGCGATTGAGACCGCCACCAAGGGCAGGATCAAGCGGAGCGCGTTGCGGCCCGATCTCTGGGCGCCGAGAAAGAGGCGAAAGAAATGCTGACATGCGATTACGATTGGGATCCAAAGCCTGGCGCTATTTGCTGGACGGCCTGCAATAAAATAGCGCCATGCGACCGGAAGCGAGCGACAAAATGCCGGTCGTGCAATAACATCGTTAGGCCAGGAGAGTTGTCAGCAAAATTCAAGCGATGGAAAATTCCTGAATGCGAGATTGAACGTAAAATCTATGGCGAAGAGTATGAAAATGGGCCGCCACGCGCGCCGTATTTCCTCTGCCTTGATTGCGCTAATATCTATTTTTTCTTATGCACATTTCAATATGCGATTAATATCAATGAGAATATGCACGATCTCGCAAAGGAGCACGCCGAACTGATTCGCGACGGACATGGGGGTTGTCTATGACATCTCGCTTTCCTGTTGCCGACAAGCGCGACCGTTTCGTTGACGGCATTCTATTCGACAGCAAGAAAGAGGCCGAGAGATACAAGGAACTGAAGCTGTTAGAGCGAGCGGGGATTATCTGCGACATCCTAATTCAGCCCGCTTATCCTGTCCTCATAATGGGAAAGCACTTCTGCACATATACTGCGGACTTTTCCTACTTAGACAAGCGGTGCGGGCGTGTCGTGGAGGACACAAAGTCAACAGGCACAGCGATGGATGCGGCTTATCGTCTGCGTAAGAAAGCGGCTGAATTGTACTACGGAATAAAAATCACTGAGGTCATTCGATGACTGACGACGCCGCGCTTCGATTGACGATCGCCGCCCTTGAAAAGCGGATAACCGCGCTCGAAATCTTGGTTGCGAAGATCGTTGAACTTCAAGGGATACAGTTCGAGGATGCGGTAAAGCGTTTGAAAAAGAAGAGGCCGTGAAGATGCCTGACTTTCGTGTGGGAGATCGGGTTAAGCTGTCTCCGAAAGGGATAGACCGTCTCTGGCAGACGATGCCAGAACGTCCTACATTCCGTGGCACAGTGACCGGACATAGCACCCTCGCTGATTGTCTATGGATAAAATGGGACCATAACAAAAAGCCGTATTCCTTCCACGCTGATTTCATCTGCTGCGCCGATGAAGTTATTGGGAATAACTCTTGCGAGGTTCTAGCAGATGCAGAACCTCGCATGACGGACTTTCACCGGGTAGCGCTTGAACTGTTCGCAGGCCCAAGCAAATTCAACAGTTGGCAAATCGCGCGCGCCCTGGCCCAATCGGAAGCCCGCGTTGCGACCGCCATCGCCGAGGCGCTTGCTTGGACGCGAGAAGCGAGGAAACGAGCGTGAGCGCTTACGAGGAATTGTTGGCGCGCCCTCTAACGAAAAACCGCCCGGCTGGGGCTGCCGAGCGGTTCTTGACGAAGCGCATGATTTGCGCCTATCGTATAGATGCCTAGGGGGTTTGCCGACCCTGGTCTAGGCGAGCCACGGAGCAATCGTGACCGACAACCCATATACAGTTTCGCGCATCCGAACGCAAGCCCTAGGGCTGGGCGCATGACGTTCGTCTGTTCGTTCATCCTAACAAAGGAGGCTTTCGAAGCATCCTAATTCGTCGGCGGTTCCAGAAACTGAGGACGCTGGGGCGAATCAGGCAAAAAGCATCACCAGGGGGCGCGGCAAAGATGCAGGACTGGTC